GACACTGTAAAGATACTGAGATTCAACACAGATCGTCCCATCACAGTTCGCCCACACCCACGTTGCAGACTGGTGTTACCAGAATTGCCACCAGACGTAACTGTGGAGATTCCAAATAAACTACAAAACACATACGACAGCTTTGATATGCATTTTGATTGTCATGCTGTGGTTAACTATAACTCAGGGCCGGGCATACAAGCAGCCATAGCAGGAGTACGCCCAATTGTTGAATCAACCAGCCTGGCATATCCTGTGGCAGTGGGGTTCGCTGATATTGAGCAATCCTACACTGTAGATCGAGAGCTATGGTTACAACAAATATGTCACACAGAATACACTGTAGATGAACTAAGAAGAGGCTTATGGCTAAAAAGAATAGAACCCGCTCTGACTTGATCCGTGATGTTGCGTGTGTGATTCACAGCACAGGATATGACTGGGTGTACGTAGAGCGACTCTACAACATGTTATTGCGTGTAATGCCACAAGGTATTAGATTCCACGTCTACACAGAACACGATAGATCGGTACCACCACACATGATCAAACACTGTCTTGAAGATTGGGCAGGTATTGGCGGACCCAAAAAGTCTTGGTGGTACAAAATGCAGTTGTTTAATCCTGAGCATTTTGCAGGCGATTTGTTGTATTTAGATTTGGATGTGGTTGTAGCACGTGAGCTAGACTGGCTTGATAATTGCAATACTGATTACTTTTGGGCCATACGAGATTTTCGATACCTACAAAAAACCAATTTCAATCTAATGAACTCCAGTATGATGTATTGGAACGTTTCAAAGTATTCTTGGATTTGGGATAGATTTCGCAAAGAAGATATCAATCAAATCACACGTCAGTTTCCTGGCGACCAAGACTACTTGAGCCACAACATAGATCATAACCGTCGACGTTTCTTTGAAGATCGTTACTTTGAAAGTTATCGTTGGCAATGTCTTGATGGTGGATATAACTTTAGTCTGCGTAGACATCATGCCCCGGGTTCGGGGGTGACCATACAAGGCGACACCAGCGTCATAGTGTTCCACGGCAACCCCAAGCCACACACAGTGTCGGCACCAGAAATAGCAGAACTTTGGCGGTGATTAATGCTTGTGGTATATAGGAAACGTATTTACAGAGGTTTCTTCCCTGCAATGTAAACAACTAATTCGATTTTGTTTTTGTCCAAACATAGGATTGTTAACACCTTGTTTAACTAAACTCTGTGTAACTTTGGTTTCGAGGGTATGACTTTTTCCATAAAAAGTGTTTTTATCACCTGGCCTACTTGCCCAGGGCTTGGGCTTTCCTGCTTGGAATAAACTAATTTTTTTCTTATGTGACTCGGTTAATTTTGCACCAGATGCACCTTCGCCACCATCAGTTCGATTGTATAAAATTCCAGTGCCTAAATCTTTACGGCCGTACCAACGAATTAAACGACGTTCTATTGCACAAGATCCAAGATTGGTTAAATTTTGTTCAACTAAAATAATTTTTGATTTATCTTTGGGAATAGATACACTATGCTTTCCCTTCCAAGCTCGCTTCCTTTTTCCTTTGCCGATATAATAAGGTGTGCCATCTGATCTTAGATAGGCGTAGACATAATATTGTAAATACATTGCTGATGCTCCTTCATAGCATTAGAGTAGTTGGGGATTCCCGTCCCGCGAACTACACTTTTATTTAGCATTGGTTGACCAATAAAGACTGATCGTATATAATTTAGGCATGAAAAATACACTTTTGATGTTCGCATACGGGATGAACACCAACTCACAGGGCATGGCCTGGCGCTGTCCGGCTGCTGTGAGCCACGGTCGTGCGGTTTTACTTGATCATGTATTTCGCTTTGCTGGCCCTGCTGATGTGGTCAAGTGTTCTGACAGCTATGTTGATGGCGTGCTATGGACCATCACGCCTGAGTGCCTCAAAGCCCTGGACCTGTTGGAAGGGTTCCCGCACTACTACAATCGTCGTAACAAGAAAGTATTACATCAAGGGCGTGTGGTAAACGCCATGACTTACTTTATGCAACCTGGGCATTTAGACAGCCCGCCAAGCGATGGGTATTTCAACATAGTGCTAGAGGGCTATCGAGAGCATGGTGTGCCCACAGAACAGCTCTACAATTCTGTATACTTTAGTACTACCGTAGAACCCTACTAAATTAGTAGGGTTTTTCTGCTTGACCAATTATTCCCAATATGCTATAATAATGGCATATTAAGTAGAAAGGTAAACAAATGGACGCTATCCAAAAAACAGCACTCAAAGAAACTGTCAAAACCCTTGCAGGACTTGCCGCAATCTCCATCCTGGTACCGGCTGCAATTTATCTAATTCCCTTTGAAGTACTTGGTGGTATTTTCAGCATAGGTGCCCTGTGCTTTGCTACCAAAATGATCTATGATGTCAAACTTAGTCAAGCAAAATTTGACGCAGAGTTTGGCAAAAAGGTTGACCAATAAATCAATATCAGCTATAATACAATTTTAACGCACAAAACAGGAGCCAACTATGAGTGCAATTCGTGTTATTAACGGTTCGTATCGCGGTTACAAAATTCAAAACACCGAGTTTGAACTGGTGTCCGGTTACCAGACTGGCGCCAAAGGTGGGTATGTTACTGTTAAAAATGCAGGACATTTCCCCAAGTTTGGCAGTACGATCCGAATCCTTGTTGACAACATCTCAGACATCGAGTATACTAACGGCATGACACAAGACAACACCGTAAAATTTGAACAGCCCGCAACGCCTGCAGAAACTGACGAACAAGCAATGGATCGTATCCGCGAGCGTTTTGATATCCTGCATGAGATGACAAAGGCCACAGTGTCAGGCGACATTCGTGCTATGATTGTGTCAGGCCCTCCTGGCGTTGGTAAATCGTTTGGTGTAGAGCAAGAGATTGAGAAGGCATGTTTGTTTGACAAGCTCGCAGGCAAGCGTCTCCGTGCCGAAGTAGTCAAAGGCAGTGCTACACCTATCGGCCTGTACCAAACTCTGTACAAATATTCTGACACCAATTGTGTGATTGTGTTTGACGACTGTGACAGCATCTTGCTTGATGACGTGGCACTGAACTTGCTCAAGGGTGCATTGGACTCTGGTAAGAAGCGTACTATTAGCTGGTTGAGTGAGAGCTCTGCTCTGCGCCGCGAAGGCATTCCAGATCGTTTTGAGTTCAAAGGCAGTGTTATCTTTATTACCAACTTGAAGTTTGACACGATGAAGTCGCAAAAGTTGCGTGATCACTTGGACGCACTGCAATCGCGCTGTCACTACCTGGACTTGACCTTGGATACCATGCGTGACAAGGTCCTGCGCATCAAACAAATTGCCAAAGACGGTGTGTTGTTTGCAGACTACGACTTTGACGAGTGTGTACAAGATGAGATCATCAACTTCATGCAAGACAATCAAAATCGTCTGCGTGAGATGAGCTTGCGTATGGCGCTGAAGATTGCTGACTTGCGTAAGATGTCAGTGTTGAACTGGAAGCGTTTGGCAGAAACAACTTGCATGAAGTCAGCATAACATGGCTTGGTGGGGTGTCATACTGTTAATCTTTGTAGGGCACCCCGGTCTTGCAGTATTTCTAGCATTCTTAATTTTGGTTTTTGGAGATTGATATGTTTGAAATTTGGGATGGTGATTTGTATCTGTACAATGTGGATACACCGTACGAAGCAGACGAAGCACGTGAAGCAGGCTTTACAGTAAAGAGCCTGGAATATTACGGAGCATAAGATTACCCCGCAGTGTGCGTAAGGGCAATGTCAATAAGACCCTTCCGATAAACAGTTTTCCTTTCCCCTGGGCAACAACGGTTGGCTCCGGCCCAGGTTTTACACAGGCACTTCGGTGCCTGTTTTTTTTGACTTTTTGTTGCGGTAAGTATATACTAGTACCATGCCCCAACACATGTTTATCCGTCTGGGACAAGACGGAGACCTCACATTGAAATTTCAAATACGTTCTAGCCCCGTTGCCGAGCTCTGGGTAGAACGCATGTTGGCTCGAACCTCGTGGCAGTTAGACCACCCCAATAGATTCTATGGTTTTGGCACTCCAGCACAAGAGCGTGACCGTGCTATTGCAGACATTCAACAATGCATTGCCATAATAAACGCACATGAGCCAATCATACATCGTCAGTTTGAATACACACAAGACTGTCTTAATTACTTGCACAGTATATTTGAACGTTATCACGGATTGTTAGATCAGCAAAACACACCTTATTGGCAACAGGCTCCAGAACCAGTAAAAAAGGCACTCGCCGAACTTAACCTTGCAGTGCATCGATGCGAGTCAGTTGCGGCAGGCGCCCACCCGAGATTTGTTTGCACCTGGTACGGCATGCCCAAGACGCATACATTAGATCCAGAGCTACAGGGTCGGTACGGAGATTGGCGTATTAAATTTGGCACAGTGTATCTCAATTACTGCGAAATAGGTAAAACAGTAGAAGATCTAGCACACGATAACGATAAGTACATAGGTGATGATGCATTTCGTCCATTCAGTCACTACAGCGCCGACTTCAATGTGTCCTTTTACAATCGTGACCTAAGTGAAATTTATGGGTCAGTGCAAAACTATATTGACCAACATAGAGATTTTTTTGTTGCACACAACATCACAAGTGTGTATAATATAAAGGCGCAACCCTTGCGCTTTCCTGTTGCTGAATTGGTCTATGCTGGCAACAGAGAAGAATTACTATTCCAAATAGCACGCCGACAGTGGGTGCATGAAGTTATATTAGAATGAAACAAGCAACTATAGTCATCAAAGATGAAGTCAATATCAAGATTGAAGGTCTAGATCTAGACGCTCGCAAAGCCCTAGTGAAAGCGTTCAAGTATGAATTACCATACGCTCGTCATTTGCCCGCAGTTCGATTGGGACGCTGGGATGGCACTGTAAGTTATTTCCAACTTGGTGGTAGCACTTACACAAACCTGCTGCCAGAGATTATTCCCATCCTGGAAAAGTTCAACTATGATATTGATTTAGATGATCAACGAACCTACAGTAATCAATTTCAATTTGACACCATGTTGGAGGATACATTTTCTGCAACTACATGGCCCAAGGGTCATCCCATGGAAGGGCAACCAATTGCGTTGCGTGACTATCAAGTTGAGATCATCAACAACTTCTTAGAGAATCCTCAATGCATTCAGGAAGTTGCCACAGGTGCAGGTAAAACAATTATGACTGCATCCTTGAGTTGGAACGTGCAAAAGTATGGACGAAGCATTGTTATTGTGCCCAACAAGAGTTTGGTAACACAAACAGAAAAAGACTATGTTAATCTAGGACTAGACGTTGGCGTGTACTTTGGCGACAGAAAAGACTACAACAAAACACACACTATCTGCACATGGCAAAGTCTAAACAACTTGCTAAAAGAAACCAAAGCAGGCACTGCTGACTTTACTATCCAAGACTTCTTGGAAGATGTTGTATGCGTCATGGTGGACGAAGTACACATGGCCAAAGCAGATGCACTCAAGACCTTGCTCACAGGGGTAATGGCACATATCCCAATTCGTTGGGGACTGACAGGTACTGTGCCCAAAGAAAAGTTTGAAAGCCAAGCACTGTTAGTAAGCCTTGGTCCAGTGGTCAGTAAACTGTCAGCAAATGAACTACAGCAACAAGGTGTGCTGGCAAACTGCCATGTAAACATTGTGCAGTTAATTGATCATGTAGAGTACAAAGACTATCAAAGTGAACTAAAGTACTTGCTGGAAGAATCAGGTAGACTAGATACCATGGCGTCACTGATTGAAAAAGTCAATGCTACAGGCAACACTCTAGTGTTGGTTGATAGAACTGAATGTGGTAGGCAACTTGTGGCCAGACTAGGCGAACGTGCTGTGTTTGTGTCAGGTGCTACCAAAGCAAAAGACAGACAGGATGAATATGATGAAGTTGCAGAAGCCACTGATAAAATCATTGTGGCCACATACGGTGTGGCTGCGGTTGGAATTAACATTCCGAGAATTTTTAATCTTGTGCTGGTTGAGCCTGGCAAGAGTTTTGTTAGAGTCATCCAGAGCATTGGTCGAGGCATCAGAAAAGCAGAAGACAAAGATCATGTGCAAATTTGGGACCTCACATCAACCTGCAAATTTGCAAAAAGACACTTGACCAAACGCAAGCAGTTTTATAAAGAAGCCAACTATCCTTTCTCACAAGAAAAACTAGACTGGATGAAGGTGGCCTAATGGGAAGAGTATATCAACACATTGGCACATACTTAGAGCCTAGCGCCAATGGTGTGTTGGTTGAAATAGGTTCAGATCGCGGCGAAGGCAGCACCCAATGGCTAGACGCCCTGGCAGCAGAACACAATAAAAAACTTATCACAGTAGACATAAGCAGTAAGGCAAAAAGTCACTGGGAAGCAAAGTTGCCCAATACAGAATTTGTAGTGCAGTCAGGCTCTGATTGGGCAGACGACTTTGCATTTAACTGGACTGATGTTGATGCGCTGTATTTGGATAACTTTGATTACATCTGGGACATCGACGATGTACGGCCAGCAATCAAAATGCAAATGGCTGAATATGCTGACCGTGGCGTTGTAATGTCCAATCAACAGTGCCAGACAGAACACTTGAAACAACTGTTGCTGATATATCCTTGTTTGGCACCAAGAGCAGTGGTAGCATTTGATGACACCTATTGCTATAACGATTGCTGGATTGGTAAATGCGGCCCTGCTGTGGTGTATTTGCTGGCCTGTGGCTGGGAAGTGGTTCATCAAACCTTGGACTGCGGTGTCATACTAAAAAGACTTGACAAAAACAAATAAACTCTGTATACTGATTAACATATGAGAATTCTAACTTTAGACAATAACTTCTATGACCTTGATCATCTTCCTGAAGAAGTAGATGACATGCGTTTTGCTATCCTTGACAATAGTAACCCAGCAGATCCAGACTATCATTTTATCCCGCTGATATTTCTTGAATCGTTTAACAGCCCTGCACTGGTTTTGCGTATAGGTGAAACCACAATCAAAATGCCCATGGATTGGCAAATATTGATAGGTGAGCCTGACATTGGCGACCTAGAAGTGTTGCCCTTGACCAGCATCAATGATAGGGGCTTCAGAGTATTCCAGTTCAATCCGCTGTCAAGCTACAGACCCAGTTTCCCTGATATTGAAATACTAGACGTATATCATGAAGTAAACTGGTACGCACCCAAGCTCAAGAATGGACAGATGTTGGCCGTGCCTCTTAACGACGATCCCGAACCTGACTGTGTGTACTTTGTCAAAGACATCAGTCGTAACTGCGAGATAGTGGACTACAACAAGGCTTGGTAACATGGAACTTCATTTTAACAACACAGACATAGGTGGCGACACCATTAAAGATGACGACACATACATTGTAAAAGACAATAAAACTTTAACTAATCTTGTTGTCAGTAGCACAAGACTGTATCGTGGAAAACAAACTCGTGGACACAGGCATCCGGGGCAAGAAGAAGTCTATGTGTTTGTACAAGGATTTGGTAAGATGATAGTTGGCAACGAAGATACTGAACCATTCAACGTGGGGCCTGGCAGTGTTGTGCTTATTCCTGACGGTGCTTTTCATCGTGTGATCAACGACGGCGACAGCAATATGCTTTTCAACTGTGTTTTTCAAGGCGCAAGGAATCACTAATGGGCACACTTACTCCTGGCGCTACTTACATTTACGAACGTGCCGACGGCATCGTGTATGCTCGAGAGTTTGGCAAAACTGAACGGCAAGTGGTTGGTTATGAATCTGGCAAAGATTATGATCTCAATGGTGCTAACAAACGCATGTTGAGTGAACTCAACGAAGTTGTTCGAATGTGTGAGACGGATCCAGCAATGAAAGAGATGTTGGATCAGTTATTTGTAATGTATAATTTAAAGAAAACGCATGAGTAACGTGTACTGCAAAGCACCTTGGGTCAGTGTGAGCTATATGCCTGGCGGCAAGTATTCACCTTGCTGTGCCTGGGGCGGTGGAGGATTTGACAGTCAACAACAAATGACAGACACAGTTGGTGGTGCATTTTTGCGTGGTGAAGTACCTAAAGAATGCAAAAATAGTTGCGCCCCTGATCGCAGTGGCTGGCGAGATATGTTTGCTAGATTTGAAACAGACTGTCAAACACATCAAATACAATTTTTAGATTTCCGTAACAACAATCTCTGCAACATGAAATGTCGTAGTTGTGGCCCGGGCTTCAGTACATCTTGGGCCAGCGAAGCAGGACAAAAAGAAATTGTGCTACACGAAGCCACTCCCATTGATGACATGGATCTAAGTCAGTGCCAAGAAGTGTATTTTGCTGGCGGCGAACCTTTGTTGAATCCACAACACTATCAAGTGTTGGAAAAGCTCATTGCACAAGGAAGTAATCCTGGATTGATGTACAGCACCAACATGAGTGTGCTGGGTTACAAAAACAAACGTGTGCAAGACTTGTGGCCCTACTTTCGACGCATCAATGTTCATGCCAGTATTGATGCTGTGGGCGCTTATGCTGAAATTGTACGAAGCGGTAGTGATTGGACTGCAATTGAAAGCAACTTAAAGTGGGTGTTGACACAACCCAACATCAGTGTGCGTGTGGCCACAGTCATCAGTGCAATCAACATTTGGTTCTTGCCTAGTTTGTTAGAATACTTTGATTGGTTGGCAGCACCGCATGCATTCGAACCTGTGTTGGCCAATGTGGACAGTGTAATTGGTCTAGGATCAATACCTACACATTTTAGACCACCCTTGATTGAAATGCTAGAGCAATGCAGATTTTCTGAGCACATCAACATACGTGGTGCCATTGACGCACTCCGCAATCAACAGTATAATAAAGCACACTGGCATCAATTTCTAGCACAGCAATTGATACAAGACAACTACAGAAACGAAAAATGGTTTGACAGCATGCCTATAAAACACCAAATCTACAGAGAGGTATTGCAAATTGGATAAGCTCAGTATTGCCAATGAGATGAAACAGTTTGATCTCAAGAACAGAGAGTTCTATGACGAACTCACGCCCGAAGAACGTAAGAAGTTTAGTACATTTTTAATGTTGCGCTGGGGCTCGGCGGTAGACGTCAAACACCATCCCAAAGGGGATTTGTTAGAACAATATTATCTACAAAATTGTAACGAAAATCTCAACAAACACTTTTTTTCTGTTAGTAAACATCCTAAACTGCAATGGCTCATGGCCACAACGGTTAGTCCAGGAGCAGGTACATTCAAACACAATTGGATTGCACCCAAGAAGAAAGAAGCAGGACTCAGCGCCAAACGCAAGGCCTTGATGGAAATATATCCCACATACAAAGATGATGAGATTGACGTCATGGCACAAATTACAACTCAAAAAGACATTGATGCTTGGTTCCGAGCAGCAGGGCAAGATAAGAAAAAATGATCGAGCAGTTAGTAGTCAATGGTTGCAGCTATATGGAGGTTTACTCTCGAGGACTCGGGCATATTAATCTCGCTGCAAGATTGAATATTTCAAAAGTATATTCACTAGCGATCGGTGGTAGTGCTAATTCTAGAATTATTCGCAGCACTCTAAAACACAGTTACGCTTCTGTAATTCCTACACTGTACGTACTGGGAATAACTTTTATGAGTCGCTGGGAATTACCTATTTTGGCAGAACCACGCGGATTTGAGGGGCGTTGGTTAAACCCGCAGGCACAAAAACCTGACAAAGATATATTATTTAATTGGACGCCTGAAGACACAGAAGTATTCAAGGACCTTCAATTTAAAGCAGTGGCACTAGCACAAGAAGATCAACTTGAAGATCTAATGTATAGATTATTGAGTATGTTGCATGATTTGCGCAGCAGAGGTCACAATGCAATAATTTACAATCAAGCAGATAACATAATCCCTGATTTTATCAACAACCCAAAATTTCAGTTAATACATGCTGAGCATAGTTTTGTTCATGCATTGTCTTGGTTAGCTATTCCCTGGCAACAAAAGCAAGGCGCACCAGTTAAGGAATACCCACCAGGGCAAGAACCCCCACCAGAATTCCGTCATATCGCTCCAAAACATCATCATTATCTAAATGCCTTCTTGACAGACTATATTAAAGAGCATAAAATATTGACATGACTTACCAATGCAATTACTGTAAAAAAGTATTTGTCAAAGAAACCAGTATTGAAGCTCACATGTGTGAGAAGAAACGTCGACATACCAGTCAGCATGAGCCAGGTATTCGCATGGGCTTTCAGGCCTTTGTGCGTTTTTATCAAATAGCTCAAGGTACTGGCAAAGTCAAAACGTTTGATGACTTTGTGGACAGTGCATATTACAAAGCGTTTGCAAAGTTTGGGCGCTATTGTGTTGACACCAAAGCAATACAACCCGCAAGGTTTGTTGAATGGTTACTGAAGCAACACAAGAAAATCGACACTTGGTGTAGCGACAGAGTGTACACAGAGTATCTGTTGTATTATCTCACCGTGGAAGCTGTGGATGATGCACTGGCCAGAGCAATTGAATACAGCATTGATTGGAATGAGAAAACATTGCATCCAGCACATGATTGTTTGCGATATGGCAATACCAATGCAATATGCTATGCAATAACAACAGGCAGAATCAGTCCTTGGGTGATTTACAATTGCGAGTCAGGGCAAAAGTTTTTGAGTACACTGACACCAGATCAGCTCAGTATGATTTGGAGTTATATCAACAGTGACGTATGGCAACGCAAGTTCAGCGACAACATCAAGGATCGTGCGTATGCACAGGAAATATTAACAAAAGCAGGATGGTAATATGATCAAAAGTATTAATGGCAGCAATGGAATAACAATTAGCGGTGGCTATTCAACTTGGCCACAATTCTATAACAATAATTCGTCTAATACTCTCGTTGGGCAAGTTAGATACAACGGCAGCAGTCAAAACATAGAAGTGTATGACGGTTCTACTTGGCTTACAATGACTTCGTCATACCCAACAGTGGAACTCAGCGGCGATGTACAAAGTGTGTTGAACTGGGCTAGAGCAAAGATGATGGAAGAATCACGGCTCAAAGAACTTGCAGCCAAACATCCAACAGTGGCAGATGCACTTGAAGCGGTAGCAAAAGCCGAAGAGCAAGTTCGCATTGTGGCAGCATTGGTAGATACTGAATGAGCGCAGATATCGATTTGGACTTTGCTGATAGAGAAGCAGTGCTGAAATTGATTCAGCACGTTCCTGCACGACAAAGCAACGATAAAAAACATATTTCTGGTGTGTATGTCACAGACATACCACAAGATGTCATCAAAGGTTGTGCAGCAATTGATTATGAAACTGCCGAACACCGTGGCTACTTTAAACTAGACTTTTTGAACATGAGTGTGTATCAGTTGATCCGTGATCCTGAGCACTATGAACAAATGCTGACAGCTACGCCACCTTGGGCAAGGCTGTGGCAAGATAGACCTTGGGCCTCTCAGCTGGTACACGTGGGAAACTACACAGATTTACTAAAGGTAATGAAACCAGATTCGATACCCAGGATGGCTGCTTTTATATCAATTATTCGTCCAGGAAAAGCACATTTACAAACACGCCCTTGGGCAGAAGTGTTTGCGTCAGTTTGGGATGGTGATGATAGTCAGGGCTACACATTTAAGAAAAGCCACGCAATCAGTTACGCGGCTTTGGTAGCATTACATATGAATTTAATCAACACGCCTGACCAAGGTAATTGATTTGCGTTTGCTTTTCTTGCGAGCAATATCTAGCAAACTGCAAGCAGGGCCGTGTAAGATTTCTAAATCTTTGTTGACAAATGTTCGCAACGTGGGGCGGAATTTTTCCCAGTCTCTGCGCAGGAATATGTTTATGGGTATGCTACGATTGCTCTCCCACCACCAAGTGCTGGCTAGCTCTAAAAATTCTAGTTTATCTTCTTGGCCCTGTACACTACCAAAGTCGTAGATAGTGGTAACTATATCGTCCCTGTTCTGCACAACTCCTACATATTCTTGGTTGGCGTAGACGCAAAGTGTTATAAACGGGTATTTTTCCGTCAGTTTTTCAAATATATTATTGCCCATAAATACTGTTCGAGGATTCCTATGTATTCAACCACTGCGTACTTATATCAACAAATCATCCGTGTACTTTTGATAGACACCAGCGGCGGATACTTTACTATGAGGTATGACCCAGTGTATGCAAAACAACTAACTGTCAACAAGGGCGTAGACAACGTCTTACTGTTTGAATTTATCAACCAAGATCAAAAGCCCGTAAACATCACGGGCAGCACATTCCGTTTCCGCTTGTTGAACCAAGCTGGTGATCGCTTGTTGTTGGAAAAAGACATGGATATTTTAAGTGCAACTCTGGGCCGTGTCAAAGTAGTTTTGACCCCAGCAGATACCAATGTGATCACAGCACAACCGGGCAGCTACAGTATACAACGCACAGCAGGCAACTACGTGCAGGCAGCATTTACTGATGCCAACGCAGGTGCGCGAGCAGATTGCAACATAGTAGATTCAGTGCTACCACAGTTTATTCCCAGTGCCGAATGCACTGTGCCAGATATGTATGGTAAAAACAATTATGTTGGCACAGCACCGTCGCAATGGCCAGATTGGGCTTTGACTCCGCAGCCACAAAACTCTATCCAACAAACAGAATTTTATTCAAGTTTCATGCCCACAAATGGATCTAGTTTGACCACAGTTAAGTTTGATCTAGTGGGTTACACTGGCACAGCCAAAATACAAGCAGCGCAGAACTATGAATCAGTTTGGGTTGATGTTACAGAATCAAGAGAATACTTCAATGCAACAGTGAGTGATTATTTCAATGTAATCGGATTTCATCCCTTGTTGAGATTGGCCTTAAACAACTCAATTGGTTATGGCGCCAGCGGCAATGTACAGGTCACTGATGGAGTGGTCACTGGAATCACCATCACCAATCCAGGTTACAATTATGTGGCACCACCGCACATTCAAATTTTGGGTAATGGTGCTGGTGCCGAAGCTACATGTACCATCAGTGATGCTGGTGTAATTGCTGGTGTTACCATTGTCAGCGGCGGCTCTGGCTACTTGCCGACACAATTCCAAGGCTCAATTTCGGCCACTGCAATATTCACAAACGGAAGAATACAAAACGTCCAGTATCGTTGATTTAGTATAACTAATCTGTTATACTGTATAGATGCTTGATATCCTTGCTTACTTGCCCGCAAAAAGAAAACGTAGCCCAAATGGTTGGCTGAGTTTCAACGCGGTGTGTTGTCCACACAATGGCGAAAGCTCTGACACAAGGCAACGAGGCGGACTCAAAGTTACTGATCAAGGTTGGAGCTATCACTGTTTCAACTGTTCATACACTGCTAGTTTTGTATTAGGTAGAACTCTGGGATTCAAAGTTCGACGACTGCTTGGTTGGATGGGTGTACCTGATTCCGACATAGACATGTTGAATCTAGAAAGTATGCGACATCGTAACATACATGGTATACTGGAAGATCGACAAAAGACCTTCAATATTTTATCAAACATTGCATTTGAAGAATTTGATGACTTACCACCATTCTCAGAAGTAGTAACACCAGAATTAAAACATCATTGGGATTATTTGCGTTCAAGAAAAGTACCTGAAGACTATCCTTGCATGACTGCCATACAAAATGATGGTATCCACTGGGTCAGGCCACACATCACAATACCGTTTACATACAATGACCAAGTGGTGGGTTGGACTGCTAGATTCCTTGATAATAAAATACCCAAGTACATCAACCACACGCAGACAGGATATGTGTTTGGCACAGATTTGCAAAAGCCTGAGTGGGAGCATGTGTTGGTCATGGAAGGTGTAATCTGTGCGCTGAGTATATCTGGTTTGGCTGTGATGCACAACACTGTCAGTGATGCACAGGCAAGATTGATTCGCAGCCTAGGTAAACCAGTTACAGTGGTGCCCGATCAAGATCAAGCTGGACTAGAATTGATAGATCGTGCCATGGAGCTTGGCTGGGCGGTAAGTATACCTAGCTGGGGCAATCACAACAAAGATGTCAACGACTCAGTGGTAGAGCATGGCAAATTAGCAACACTGTTAATGATCATGCAGTCTAGAGAAACAAGTAAAATTAAAATTGAAATAAGGAAAAAACAACTTGCTAAAAGAATACGGGCTTAATGTCCAACGTTTATTTCTTGAGATGATGTTAGAAGATGCACAGAGCTATGTGCGTGTTCAAAACATTTACAATCCGCAGAACTTTGACAAGAGTTTGAGACCTGCGGCTGAGTTCATCAAAGAACACAGTGACAAATACAAAACCCTGCCAGATCGCACACAAATTGCAGCCGCATGCAACATCACGCTGGCGCATGTACCTGACTTAAATGAAGGACACTTTGAATGGTTCATGACTGAGTTTGAATCATTTACCAAACGACAAGAACTAGAACGTGCTATTTTGAAAGCCGCAGATTTACTTGAAAAAGGCGAATATGATCCAGTTGAAAAACTTATCAAGGATGCGGTACAAATATCACTCACTAAAGACATGGGCACAGACTACTTTGCTGATCCTAAGTCTCGCATTGAGAAATACTTCAACTCGGGTGGACAAGTAAGCACAGGCTGGCCGCAACTGGATAGACTGTTGTATGGTGGGTTTAGTCGTGGTGAACTAAACATCTTTGCAGGTGGATCAGGTTCAGGTAAGTCACTTGTGATGATGAACATTGCACTAAACTGGTTGCAACAAGGACTCAGCGGTGTTTACATTACACTAGAACTTTCAGAAGAACTTACTAGTTTGCGTACTGATGCTATGTTGACAAACATGAGTACCAAAGACATCCGCCGAGACGTAGATACAACAGAACTCAAAGTCAAGATGGTTGCTAAAAAGAGTGGCAACTATCAAGTCAAGGGTTTGCCAGCACAGAGCAACATCAACGACATTCGTGCTTATTTGAAAGAATATCAAATTCAAACAGGCAAGAAGGTAGATTTTGTTATGATTGACTACTTGGACTTGCTGATGCCTGTCAGCGCCAAGGTCAGCCCCAATGATTTGTTTGTCAAAGACAAGTATGTTTCAGAAGAACTCCGTAATTTAGCCAAAGAGCTAGGAATCCTAATGGTAACTGCATCGCAGTTAAACAGATCCGCTGTGGAAGAGATTGAGTTTGACCACTCGCACATCTCGGGTGGTATTTCAAAGATCAACACAGCAGATAACGTGTTTGGTATCTTTACAAGTCGCTCAATGAAAGAAAAGGGCAAGTATCAGATCCAGTGTATGAAGTCACGAAGCTCGACCGGCGTTGGTCAAAAAATTGATTTGGAGTACAACATTGAAACTATGCGCATTACTGATGAAGGCGGGGACGAAGGAACTGGATACAATAGACCACAAAGTTCCATCATGGATTCAATCAAAGCCAAAAGCCAAGTCAAGGCTGCTGACACCAGTGACGAAGGAACTGCTCCAAAATGGGAACGTGCAACAGGAACCCCTGCGTGGGAGCAGGGGCCTAAGATAACAGCAGATGTTCAAAGTGCAAAACTAAAACAACTGCTGGGTCAGATCAAATCTAATTAGGTAATAGAACCTTTGATCACAGCATAGCGCAACACAATAGCTTCGCCCAGTGTGCCGCCTGTGATGTTTCTAACAGAAATAACTGCTGATCCTGCCGAACAAGTTGCATCTAAATTGTATGCAGCTCCTGTAGCAACACCACCCACAATGTTCAGTATCATAACGTCTCTAGCACCGATGGTGCTGTTGGTCAGTGTAAATTGAACAGTGGTATCTGCGGCCAAGTTGGTGTTCTGCATGGTGATTTCGCCCGCAGGTTTGTTTAATGTAACACCAGTGGATTTATTACCGCCCTGACTTACTGTGCCTCCAGCACCAGTATTGTAGCCCAGTGTGCCACCATCGGTCAAACCAATACCGCCCGTGCCAGCTACACTAATATTACCAGGCACTGTGAGTCCAGTGGTTGCAATAGTAGCACTCAGCGTTCTCACATTGCTGGTCAGTGGTGCATTGTAAAACTGTATGGTAGATCCTTGCGCAGTGGTACTAAACGTTTCTGCGGCCACAAAGTCTATGCCGCAGGGTGCAGTGCCACCAGATGTGGGGCCATAACCACCTGAACCGTTCCATCCTACACCAACAAATCTTGACAACACATCATTGGCCTGCGGCGGTGTTGGACTGTCCACGGTACCTCGAGCCATGCGACCCACATACGCAGGATTAGCGCCAGTGCCAAATGCATCGTTGGTAATTCTACTGGCCACACCTTCGTTGCCAGTGATGTGTATCATGCCGCCAGCGTTGGTCACTGCTTGATAGTTACCTGTGGTAGAACCCACAATATTCAGTGCGCCTGCTGAGTTGGCAGCAATGGCTGTGGGTGCCTTGAACTGCACAATACCGCTGTCTAATACTTGGAAGGAAACATTGCCTGTGCTAGTGTATGTTTTAAAGTTGCTGCCAACGTTTAAGTTGCCTGCGATACCCACCCCGCCTGTGACAGTCAGCGCACCAGTTGTGGTGCTAGTACTCACGGTGTTGGAGGTTATGGCTAATGGGACATTGATCGCTCCGGGTGCTCTGCTGTCGTCAAAAACCCAAACAGTAGTGCCACCGTCAATGGTCACAAATTCAAAAGCATAGTTGCCAGCAACACCAAATGTAATGGTATTTGACACACCAGGGGTTCCTGGACTTATGCCGGCAATCGATGCAACACCTTGGCTCACAGCAGCTGGCAGCGTAACTGTGTATGCAACGTTTGTGATGTTGAATGCTACTCGCACAGAGCCTGCTGAACCTGACGCAGGCCAGTTTGAGAAACTCAAACTCACTGAGCCTGTGGTGTTGATTTGTTGGAAAGGTGCTGCTGAGTAGTCAATATCAATACTGCCCGAAGTGGCAGTTAAGGGCAAATATGTATAACTAACGTCATTTAGTTTGACAGCATACAACAAGTTGTCATTCATGTTGTTGTCTAGTGTAGTACCACTCAGCGCAGCCTTTAACACAGCTTTGCTCTGCAGATCAGAGATTTCTGTGGCTGCAGAGCTAAAATTGGTTTTGATATTGGTAAAATTGTCCCGAAAACCTTGGGTATTGTTGGGGACTCCAGAAACTGGGTAGTTTCCGTCTATGTTATTTGGGTTAATGGCGCTGGTCATTTATAATCCTTGTGCTATAATGCATACTAGATATTTATTGCAACCGCCGATCCGCTAAATAGTTCAAAGGCCCTGATCAAATGCAGAAAAAGACCCGGAGTATATTAGAAGAACTAGACTCAATGTATGTAGAGCGAGATCGCCGCCTCTTAATTGAAAACCGTGCTAGTAATGTCATTGCTAGCGCCATACGTCTAGTTGAACAAATAGAAGCTGAGTACTCAGCAGAACAAGCTGAAAATCTCACACGTAAACTGCTGAATGCAATACGTACCAAGGATGCTGGTAAGTTTTCTAGGTCAGTAAGGAGAACCCATGCAGATTCATGAACTAACACGTCGACGTCCCATTAAAGAAGCCAGCACCGGAGCCCTGGGCGCTTTGGGGTCAGCAGTGGCTTCAGCGGCCAGCAATGCAGTTTATGGAAAAGACGTCACCAGTTCAGGCTTTGCTGGAGATGCTGTTACAGATCGCCGCCTTGGGGCTACTCAACAAAACGCAGCTTTGATCGAGCCCTTGGCCCAACAACTCAGCACAGGCTGGGCACAAACAGTTGCGGCCGAACTCAAAGACGCTGTTGATGCTGATGGTGCAGGTGGCGCTACCAGTGTTACTCAACTAGATGCAACCAGTCAAAACGGACTCAAAGCTAAATTGGCAACTATGGTCAACAAAATGGTGTACCCACAAGGCAGCGGCAACTACACCAGTTTACCAGCCACAGCAGGCATGACCCCAGAAGACAAAGCCGAAGCAGAAAACGCAGTCAAGGCCATTGACATGGGCACTGAAGCAGTGTGGCGCACAACAGTAAGTCCTACACCAGATACCAAAGCCACCATGGCAGCATTTACAGCCATGGTCCGAGATGGCATTTTGCCTGCACAGAACATTGCACGATTTGTACTTGGCCAACGCAGCAAAACTGGTGCAGCCGGGATGCCAGTCAGTGGCGCAGCAAAACAAGCCGCAACAGACATGGATCTTGATCAAGCAGAAATCAAGGCCATGCAAGCATACTTTGCTAAAAATGGCGGCGTACTGACTCCTGCTGCAAAAGAATTGTTTGGTTTAAAATGAAATATCTACTAGAAGGCGGCAACGTATTTAAAGACAAGCAAGGCAACCCCTTGACACAGCGTATCAATCAAGCTGATGTGCCTGGCACCATCCAATGGCTAGAAGCAGTGTTGGGCATGGACTTGACTGGCGAAGATGATCCTAGAACTGGTTATCCAAGCCGTTGGTTAGGCAGCACAGGTAAGAACCCCACATCTGGTGACTTGGATATTGCCATTGACATCAACGAAGCCAGCAAAGAAGATATTGCTGCCAAGCTCACACAGTTTGTGACCAGCCAAGGCCAGGATCCCAGAGAGTGGGTGGCAAAAAAGGGCGAAGTGCATTTCCGCACTCCCATCAATGGCGATCCCAATCAAGGCTTTGTGCAAACAGACTTTATGTTTTTCCCTAATTTAGATTGGGGACAGTTTTTCTACAGTGGCGGCATTGACTCAAATTACAAAGGCGCAAACCGCAACATTTTGATGAGTTCAATTGCCAAGAGCCTGGGACTCAAAGTGGGTGCCAACGGTGTGTTCAGCAGAGCCACAAATGAATTGTTGAGCTTGGATCCTGATCAAACAGCAGAGTGGTTGTTGGGTGCAGGCAATGATCGTAGCAGTTTGAAAAACGTTGAAACAATCTATCAAACCATTGCCAACGACAAAGACCGTGATGCCAAGCTAAATGACTTCCGTGAATACCTCAAACGTGAAGGTCTAGCGGAGCCACAAGTCAACGTAAAAGAAAATGACGTTAGCTTCTTGGCACGACTACGTGATCGTATTGTGAATCAAGGCTATGTTGCCTTGGTTGAAGCCGAAGAAGCTGGTGTTGGCGGTAGAGCCAAGGGCATTGAACACTTGGAAGATCTTGTGTTTCGTCGTGGCACACAGGGCATCAAGGATGCCCTGGAAATTGTCAAGCATGCCACAGCAGAACCTCGAACAGTCACAGCCAAATGGGACGGCAAACCTGCTGTGATATTTGGACGTAAACCCAGCACTGGTGAGTTTGTGCTCACAGATGGGTCGGGCTTTGAAGCCAAGGGCTATGATGGCCTGGCCACAAGTCCAAGAATGATGGCTGATATACAGAGCAAACGTTCGGGCGATAGAACTGAACTTATCAATATCTATGCCAAACTGTTCCCTGTGTTGGAAGCAGCTTTGCCTGCAGGTTTTAGAGGCTACGTCAAAGGCGATTTGCTATACATGCAAACTCCTCCAGTGGTTGCTGGCAACTATGTGTTCAAGCCCAACACAATTGAATACAAAATACCTGCCAAATCTGCCCTGGGGCAACGCATTGGCAACAGTGAAATTGGTGTTGCTGTGCATTCAATGTATGCTGATCGTGGTGATGCACGTCAGCCCTTGACCGGTGTGACATTTAATGAAGTACCAGGATTGTTGTTGGAAAAACCTGCTAGCCCTAGAGCACTGCAAACTGAAACCAATGCTGAAAAACGCTTGCGACAGTTGATCAAAACTCAAGGCAAAAATATCAACACACTGTTTAATCCTGCAGAATTACGTGCTCACAAGATCACAGACTTGGCCAAGTTGTGCGTGGACTTTATCAACACCAAAGTTGGTGCTCCACTAAACGGGGCAACATTGCTACCTGAGTTTGGCACCTGGTTACAGAGCAAAGTAACTCCCAGCAAGTTCAACAACATTGTAGAATACCTGCGTAGCCCAACATCCAACACAGAAGCCATTGCTGCGGCTTTTGAAGCGTTTATTATCCTGCATGATCTCAAGATGCATTTGTTGCGCCAAGCCGATACAGAACATCCTGGGCAAGAAGGCTGGGTCATGGCCACCCCTGCAGGCTATGCAAAAGCAGTGAATCGCTTTGATCCCAATGCATTTGCAGCTCAAAATAGATTGCAAAACAACCCTCAACAGGCGTAAATTTAGTCACTTTGGTAAATAAGTGCAGGGGTTTAATATCCCAACTAACCTAAAGGAAATTAAAAATGGCTATTTTTACAAAAGTTAATGGTACAACACAACCAGTATTTGCACTTGACGTTGCAAACGGTAGTATCGCTGGAACAGCTAACGTTGCTGCTCAAGGTCCAGTTCAGATCCAAGGTCCTAAACTAGACTTCTTCACTTTGACTGCTAACGCTGCGTTGACAAACGCTGGTAACGTTAACGGTTACTTGAACAACGTTTTGACCGCTGTTCAACAAAACGGTACAATCGCAATTTATCAAGCTGGTGCTACAGCTGGTACAATCAGCATTGCTATCTACCCAAGCGGTGCTTACACTACAGCTACTTTGGTTGCTGCTGCTCAAACAGCTAACGCAACTGGTGGTTTGAACATTGGTATCCCAACTGCCAACGTTTCTAACACAGCTAGCTTCACAAGCCTGTAATCAGTTACTGACTGAAAGCAACCCTGGACATAAAAACTCCAGGGTTTTCTTTTGGCCTTAAATACCCATGATGAAAGTTTTGTGTAAAACATTTTTTGATTGTGGGCGTACTGGGGTAACAGGTAATTTTCGAATCGGAGAATTGCCGTTTCGTGACCGGGATGGTCAACAGGTTGAAAACTTTGAGGACTGGAATCGCAGCCGTAACCAACAACGCAACTATGAAACGTTGGTGCAGATTTTTGGATTGAGAACTCAGCCCATGGACATCACACAGCCAACACACAACAACGACGAATGGACGTTTGAATTTGACAGTGAAAACGCTGAAGTATTCAGTAGATTTGAAGATCCTGATCCCTTGGCCAGTTTAAAAGCTGATTGTGAAGGTGTGCCCATGATGACCAATCTAAGAGAACGCACAGGATTGATTCCCACATTGTCAGTGTCGGGACCCGATCAAAATATTTGGTTTGAATTGGTAAATATTTGATCATGGTAGACACAACAGACATTGAAAAAAAGAGCCTTGAGGCACACGTTGAGCTTTGCGCTGAACGTTATCGGGCTTTAGAATCTCGTATCGACGACATAAAGATTGATACAGCAGAATTAAAAACCACCATTCAAGATGTGCATGCTATGGTGCATAAAATGGCCGATCGTCGCAATACACAGATAATCGGCTGGGGCGTTGGGGTCATTGGATTTTTAACAGCAGCCCTGGGGTATGTTATCAGTCATTACGTATTAAAATGAACAAACAACAAAAGCTAGAAAAATGGGCCGAAAAGGAAATCAAGCGCAATCTAGATCACATGATTGTAAATGACGACAACGGTGGATATGTAGCTTTTGGAAAGTATCACTTGGAGCCACAGACACATGGGGTACAAGTAAGCACTTGGGACCGTACCATACATGTATTTGCCAACAAGCGCACAGCATTGAGCTGGTGTGTAGCTGATAAGTACAATCAGTTTTCTGTGGCCAACAACATTTTAGTGCTGGATCGCAAAAAACAGTTGCTGGCAGCGGACATACATTGCCGCCGTGGCATGGCTGAACGTGGACGCACATCTTTGTTTTACGAAACAGTAAATACAAAGATTGAGCCCAAGGTGGCTCAGTATAATTCTGTAAATGCCGAATTGGAGAAATGTATAAATTCGGCTAAATACATGCAAATTAGAGGATTCAATAATGAAACTGCAAGAACTAGCGGCACCTAAGCCAACAAAACAAATAGCCAAAGTATTTGAAAGTTATTTTGGCGATAAGATCAGCTTTGACCGCTTATCACCTCGTCAAACATTTAGTATGTTACAACGTGTGCGTGGTATCCTAGGCGAACACCGTAGCACACCTGCACGCCACCAAAGCGAGCAAAACCCCAATTATCTCAAATTGGTAATGATGGAGCAGGCTTTGGCAAGTCGTCTCAAAGAACAAATGCCTCCTGCGCCTGGCACTGGTGCTGCTGGTACTCCCCCAACTCCGCAAGCCGCAGTTGCCAATGGCAAGCCTGCTGTGGCTGGCGCAGTTGCTAAAGATCCAAAGTTGGCTGCTGCTCTCAAGAAGAGCCAAAGCGGCCAGACATTAAATCCTGAAGAACAAAAATTAGTGGCCGGAGCCGCAATGATGCAAGCTGAAAGCCGCTTGCGCAGAGCATATCAAATGTTGAAAGAAAGTGAAGTTCAACAAGCTCAAGTTGTGTTGGCTGCTCAAGACATGGTTGACAAAATGCAAGGCATGTTGGAAGATGTAAGTGAATTGCAATTCAAAGAACTACCAGCTCTTGTTGATTCAATCAAGAACCAAGTTGGCATGGACCAGGCCGCACAATTTAATCAAGACGCCACAGCCGCATTGACTGGGTTATTGCAAAACATTCAAGGTGCCAAGCAACAACTCGACGCTGCATTAGGTGTAGTAACTGGCCAAACTCCAAGCGGTGTTGCGGCTGCTGGTGCCGCCGGTGCTGACATGGCTGCTGCCGCCGGTGCTGACATGGCTGCTGCTGGAGATATGGCTGCTGCCGGAGATGAAATGGGTGACATGGCTGCTGAACCAGCAGTTGACGACCTAAGTGCTGAACCAGGTGCAGAACCCACTGCTGCTGCTCTAGGCCGCGCCAAGAGATAATGAGATTATTTGAATTTGATTCACCACTAGAAAAGACACCACAGCCCGCACAACTCATGGGCCTGGTGTCTTTTTTGAATGGCCGTGCCGAAGACACTGACGCACAAAAACAAATTGACCAAAACACTTTTATTGAACTAGCAAGAAATTTAGGTATTGTACTCAACAAAGACATGTTGGTAGACTTAACCAATCAACCACCTTTGAGCAACGTGCTAGAACCATTTGACCCCAATTCGGGTGTAATAACATTCAAAGGCGCTGAGCAAGCCCCGACTGCTATGCCAGTTAACAAGGCACAAGACATTGTGGCTGCTGCTGCCAAATCAGCAGCCAAAAAAGACCGCGGCGTCTAACCGTTTAAGTCAACGTTTGGTTGACTTAGAACGTTAAATATAGTATACTGCTTACATAAGGAGGCTGCTATGAAAAGACTTGTTGCCCTAATACTACTCACAATGTCATTGTCTGCAATGGCACAACATCGTCCGTATCCGCATCATGGACACAGCGGGGCTCATGGTTGGGGCTGGGTAGTACCTGCTGTTATTGGCGGCACAATAGTTTATGCAGCCACAAGACCTCCTGTAGTAGTACAGCAGCCACCAGTGGTGGTGCAACAACCCACTGACGTTGTTTACATTGACGGTGTTGCTTATCGCAAACAGTGGGTACAAATTAATGGTTACTATCAAGAAGTATTGGTAAGACTTTAATATGGCATATTCAGATAAAGTTATTGATCACTATGAAAATCCTCGCAATGTAGGTAGCTTTGCCAAGGACGACGAAGATGTCGGGACTGGCATGGTTGGTGCGCCGGCCTGCGGCGATGTTATGAAACTGCAAATAAAGGTGCAAGATGGTATCATCACGGACGCAAGATTCAAAACATACGGATGCGGCAGTGCAATTGCCTCCAGTTCTCTCGTTACCGAGTGGGTTAAAGGACGAACGCTTGACGAAGCGGCAGCTCTTAAAAATTCAGAGATTGCTGAAGAACTCGCATTGCCACCAGTCAAGATTCATTGTTCTATTCTTGCTGAAGATGCTATAAAAGCCGCTGTAGAGGACTACAGAAAGAAGCATGATCTCGTTAACTGATGCAGCCGCAAAGAAAATACAACAAACATTGGCTCGTAGAGGACACGGTGAGGGCATTCGCCTAGGAGTAAAAACCACAGGTTGCAGTGGACTTGCTTATGTGTTAGAATACGTAGATACGCCGCTGCCAGAAGATCAATTATTTGACTGTGCTGGCTGCAAAATCTTTGTTGACCCCAAGTCATGCGTTTACTTACAAGGCATGACTGTTGATTATGTACGCCAAGGGCTCAATGAAGGTTTTCAATTTAATAATCCCAATGAACGTGACCGCTGCGGATGCGGAGAAAGTTTTAGAGTTTGATAGTTCAAAAATACAATTATGCACCCCTTAGCAGAACAACAATTGAAGGCAAGCGACATTATTGTTTGCCCGATGGTAAAAAAGTACCCTCAGTTACTACTATTCTAGACAAAACAAAACCTGCAGAAGCTCGCGAAGCCTTGGCAAACTGGAAAAAAGCCGTAGGCGAAAAACGTGCCCAAGAAATCACCACAGAAGCTGCCAACCGTGGCACACGTATGCACGCCTATCTTGAGCAGTATATTTTATCAGATGATTTAAAACCCTTGCCCAGTAATCCTTATGCACATCCGTCATGGTTCATGGCAGCAGAAGTTATTCTCAATGGGCTGTGTCATGTTGATGAATTTTGGGGCACAGAAGTTCCTGTATATTACTCGGGACTGTATGCAGGTACCACAGACTGTTTGGGTTTGTGGAAAGGTCGTCCTGCTATCATGGACTTCAAACAAAGCAACAAAGTCAAGAAAAAAGAGTACATTTCAGACTATTTTATTCAGCTTGCAGCCTATGCAGCCGCACACAATGAAACACACGGTACGGATATCAATCAAGGCGTTATTTTAATGGCTGTACAGCCTAAATTACTGCCAGATGGCACATACGATAAACCCCAATATTTAGAATTTGTTATTGAAGGTGATGAGTTCAAATACTGGAGCGACGAGTGGATGAAACGTGTGGAGCTCTATTATCTAACACGCTAAATATGTGATATCGCAAGGACATCACAGTGGCAATCGTACAAATATCAAGAATTACACAACGCAAGGGTTTAGAGACTGATCTCCCACAACCACTTGCAGGCGCAGAATTTGGCTGGGCTATTGACCAGCGCAGATTGTTTATTGGTAACGGCACCTTAGCTGACGGAGCACCAGTAGTAGGCAACACTGAAGTCTTAACAGAATTTTCAGACATTCTTAGTTTTGCCACGGAATACACATACAAAGGTGACGCCGCAGGTTACACTGTGCAAACTGGCGCCACATCAGGCACACCAGTTCAACAAAGCCTGCAGACACGTTTAGACAGCTACGCAGTTATCACAGATTTTGGCGCAACTGGCGACGGCGTCACTGACGTTACTGCTGACATCAATCGTGCCTTGTATCAATTGTACTGCCGTGAACTGAATCCGCAAATTCGTCGTAGTTTGTTCTTCCCTGCAGGAACATACATTATTACAGACACACTGAACATTCCTCCTTACTGTTCACTGTACGGTGAAGGTATTGACAGTACAATTATCTATTTTTACGTTCAGACCTGGACCAACACCGTGGCCTATGCCGAAGGTGTGCTGGTCAAAGATGGTTCAGACTACTATCGTAGTCAGGCTGCTGTACCTATTGGAACCAACATTAACAATGCAACTTACTGGACATTGGAATCATTACCTGAATACATTGCACGTACTGCTGACAGCAATCAGCAAGTTGGCGTAAACATTGGCGTTGGCGGTGCATTGCCACCAGGTAGCCTTGACATCAGCGGAATTAGATTTGTTACAAATCAAAGCAATGACGGTTTCTTGGTAGAAGACGCTGCGCAATGCACATTTACCAACGTAGGCATTGAAGGTCCACTGACAACCACAGATCTTACAACTGCCACTGCTGATATTGCTGCTGTTCGTTGGGCAAGTACAGCCAGTTTGGTGTGTCGTAATGTTACTTGGAACAACTGTGTGTTTACTGGATTCACATACGGCACCAACACTCAACAGCAAATTGAAGGTGTGACGTTCAGTAACTGTAATTTTGATACACTACACCAAGGTGTTGTGCTTGGTGGTGCAAGTCCAGTGCTTGGTGGTCCCACTGGTGTTCGAATTGTACAAAACACATTCGACAACATCTATGCACAAGGTGTGGTGTTTGACGATGTAAGTTTGAACGCCACTGCTTACAACACATTCTATGACGTAGGCAACCATTTCAACGGTGCAACATTGCCGGCCAGCAGTATCATTGACATCAATGCTAATAACAACGTCAGCATTGGTGACATGTTCCAACGCAACAATGCTCAAAGTGTGTTGTATCCACGTATAGCGTTAAACGATACTGATACTATTGCATTGAGTCAAAACGTTTCAGGCATTGCAATTTATCAAGACGATGTACAAACAAACACAATTGGCAATAGCCTAGATCTTGGCACATATCAAATGGTCAGCGGCGTCAACGATGTGTTAACCGACAATGCCACTGCTACATTATTTTCGGTTACTAATGCTACAATAGCTGCATTTAAAATGAACTATACCATTGCTCGTAGCAGCAATGTTCGCATTGGAACACTGACTGTGGTTTGCGCCAATGGTGGCGTGGGATTTAATTACACAGATGATTATACAGAAAATGGCGATACTGGAATCACACTGACTCCGTCAGACTCTGGAACAGCAGTTACAGTGTCATACACTGCAACTTCAACCACAGTGGATGGCACAATCAATTACAGTATTGTTAATCTAGGACTTGGCGTTTAACATCAAAAACAATGTGGCCTAAAACTTTTGCCGAAAGGCTTGAGTCTTGGAATAATCTAAGACAGCGTGTGGCTCTTGCTGACCAACAAACAGCTCTTGAAGAAATCAACTCATGGTGGTTTCGAACTCCTTGGTGCGCTTACCATTTGCACTGGGATGATCGTGAAGATTGGCCAGATCCCTGGCAACTCTTGAGCGACAACATCTATTGTAGCCTTGCAAGAGGGCTAGGAATCCTATATACTATTACATTATTAGACCGTGCTGACCTGCAGGATACGGTGCTTTTAGACACGGATAGCGACAATTTAGTCCTGGTCAATGGAAAGAAATATATACTGAATTATGACCCTGATTCGATTGTAAATATCAACCTAGGGCACTCTACTGCTTGTCACAGCGTAACTCAAGCACAAATAAAACAACAACTAAGGTAACAATGAAACAGATCACAGTATTGAAACGAGACGGAACTCGTGAGCCACTTGCATTAGAAAAGTGGCAAACGCAAATTGCCAAAGTATGCTCGGGAATTGCGGATGTTAGCCAGAGCATGGTAGAGATCAAAGCACAAGTTCATTTTTATGACGGCATCACTACAAAAGAAATTGACGGACTAACTTTGCGAGCAATAGTAGATTTGATTGACGTAGAATCAAACCCCGACGTTGGGCACACAAACTATCAATATGTGGCAGGCAAACAGCGACTCAGCATGTTGCGCAAAGACGTTTATGGTGATTACACTCCTCCACATCTTTATGAGATTGTAAAAAAGAATGTATCTGTGGGCCTATACACTCCTGAACTGCTTGAATGGTACTCAGAAGATGATTGGAACCGCATGAATGACATGTTGGATCATGCCAAGGACGAACAATACAGCTATGCCGCAGTGGAACAACTGATTGAAAAGTATCTTGTTCGCAATCGCAGCACAAAGGAAATCTATGAAACTCCACAAGTTAGATACATGGTGGCAGCGGCCACTGTATTCCACAAAGAAGAACCTAACTCGGCTCGCATGCGTTACATCAAAGAGTATTACAACGCTGCTAGTGATGGCCTGTTTACTTTGGCCACTCCTGTTTTGGCAGGGCTGGGCACACCTACAAAACAGTTTAGTTCGTGTGTTCTCATCCGAAGCGATGACGACTTGGACTCTATATTCGCCTCAGGTGAGATGATGGCCAAGTATGCCAGCAAACGTGCAGGCATTGGTTTGGAGATTGGACGTTTACGACCTTTAGGATCAC